GATGGTGGGTTTCAATCCAACACCACCAAATCCCGCCTGAATGCACTTCTTCAGGCACACGGAATCGGAGGCGAATCTGTATTCCAAAAGAACTTCCAATGGTTCTTCCGTATGTCTGACGGTGCAGAGATTCCCTTCTTCTCTGGTATGCGTCTCAACTGAATAATGGGAAAGGGTTAGCCCTAAAGTTACCCACAAAATTACTCATTCGTGTCGATCACAGATGACTCTCAAAACCAAAGTCCACCACCTGATGACTTCCCACAATTTCACCCTGATTCGTGATAAGAATCACCAAGTGTGGAAGCATACATCAGGAGCACAAGTTGTAGTCGGAAAGACAATATCTGACGCTCGCGCCTTTAAGAACATTGAGCGCGACATTCGCAAGGTCCTCAATAACACTGAGTTTGCCCTCGCCTGAGTAACAATGGGAACGGCAGCGCCCTATAAAGACTCCACCACTTTACCCACTTTGATCTAACCTACTCATGTCCCGCGAAACCATCTTCGGTATGCTCCGTCAAGGTAATACTGGTAATGAAATTCTTTCGATTCTTGAACTCATTGGTAGCGGGGGTGCTGATGATGACTCTGCTCAATCTATGCTCGCTGAACCAACACTCAGCACCATTGAGTTCTGATAGTCCAGCACTGAATGTAGAGGGGCACGAATAGCCCCTCTTTTTGTATTCGTTCGTGAAGCACTAAGGCACAGGGACAGTGTATTATATAATGGTATCGTTATGTCGGCGCGGCCGTGCGATGCCCCCCCTTATTAAAAATCGATAACTACCCTAACCTACAACGGACCAAAAGAGCGAGAGTATTATCATGTTCATAAAAAAAATTTTTCCAGAAAAAAACGGACCCATAAGGTTTTCGGATGAACTCTACTACATTCTAATATGTGTGGTTGAAACATTGAAGATTCTCATATATAATTTTGTATTGAAATACACGAAGTACAAAAAAATTTCGCGGAAAAAAAATCATGGACAAGGTTTATCATATATACGCAAAGGATAGGTGCATCTATCATTCACTGAATAGAGAAGAGTTTGAAAATGTTTGGGAAACTCTAAGTCTTTTGGTTGAGATTTATACGGAAGTTCAACCAGACGATCTACAATATGTTGAGCTCACCACGACAAAAACCGAACTCGAACCATCATATTGACAATTACTAAATAGAACGATAAAATTGATCTGAGGTTATTCAAATTTTATGGCAAAAGGATTCACTGTTAAAGCAGCAACACCTAAGAAAGCTGAACTTGAGTGGGACTACGAAGCAATCAAAGAAAGGATGCGAGGTAAAACGATCGTATTCTGTTTGCCTGGACGTAGTTGCTCATATAACTTTCTGAAATCATTTGTACAATTGTGTTTTGATCTTGTACAAAATCAAATGAGTATTCAAATTTCTCAAGATTACTCATCAATGGTAAACTTTGCACGTTGTAAAGTACTCGGAGCAAATGTTCTAAGGGGTCCGAAGCAAATTCCTTGGGATGGTAAACTACCTTATGATTACCAACTTTGGATTGATAACGATATCGTCTTCAATACTGAAAAGTTCTGGCAACTCTGCGATCTCGCACTTCCAGCAGAAGGTGCAGAACGTGAAGTAGCAGCAGGTTGGTATATGACTGAAGATGGTCGTACTACATCCGTTGCTCACTGGCTTGAAGAGGAAGACTTCCGTAATAACGGTGGAGTCATGAATCATGAGACTGGTGAAAGCATGTCGAAGCGTCGCAAACCATTTACTGTAGACTATACTGGATTTGGTTGGGTTCTGATTAAGAATGGTGTATTTGAGAATCTCGAATACCCTTGGTTTGCACCTAAGATGCAAGTCTTTGAATCTGGTGCGGTTCAGGATATGTGTGGAGAGGATGTCTCATTCTGTCTCGATGCAAAGGAAGCAGGTTTTGAGATTTGGTGCGATCCACGCATCCGTGTCGGTCACGAAAAAACTCGCGTTATCTGATGAGATACAACATTTATTACAAGGGGGAGAAACTCTATGAGAATCTCTCTCCTGAAGAATGTGCAGAAGCTTTTCAAGATTTAGCCACTCAGTATTATGAGGGTGAAAAAACAGACTTTAATGAAATTTATTTGGAGGAAATCGTAGATGGCTAAAGGTGGTAGTAATAAAGTGCTGTTCGAACCAGGAGCACCTAAAAAGACTCGTCAAGGTCGTTCTTCTCGTACATTGCTAAGCGCAACTTCTCGTAATGGGAAGAAGAAAAGGTATCGAGGTCAAGGTAAATAATATAGATAGAGCAGGAAGAAATTCCTGCTTTTTTATTAGAAACTATGTCTTATCTAAATCATAACCTTCCAACAATTACATGTTATATTCGTAATGAATTTCTCTTCAATCATAAAAAAGGTCATGGTGAGGTAACTTTATGCGACGTACACTCTGTAGCGTCCTTAGAGAAGCACGTACCCCTCTTTGAGGCGTTTTTAGAGAATGGAGTGAACTGGACTCGTAGACCAATTCATGCGTTTTGTTGGAAACCAGATGCACCAGTACCAAAATTAGAAGAGTGTATGTGGTGGGATTGTTTTTCTCCTTATATTGATGTTCAAGTTCGGGCAAGATTGGCTAACTTACGAGCTGAATTAATCAATTATCGCGGAGAAAAGAATGAAGGGACGTATATGTTCACTCTTGATTGGTCATGGGAGTCAAAATCAACACTGAATACTAACTTTAGTGAGACTCCGGAGCATAAATGTGCTCATTTTTTCAAGATGGACAACGGAAACTTCTATGCATATCCAAATAATAAGATTTTATGGTACGATGATGCATGGACTAAGAACAGAATTACCAAAAATCCAGGGTATGAAATCGATTTGACCGAATATTCAGTTGAAAATCGTCGCAAAATCGAGACTTCAGACGATTTTATGTACGAAGTTACAAAAATTCGGGATAGCAACCCCGTAAAAAGTTCTGATTTAACAAATCAGGAGAAAGCAAATGAATCAACGAATGCTCAGGGAGATTAATGAAGACGATATGACTCCCAAAAAACACGATTTTATTCATCAAAATGAATTACATGAAAAAATTAGAAATGATGAAGACTATGATGACTGGGAATATGGTACTGAACCTGCTTACGGAGATAAAAGGATCCTAAAGGACTGATAAATAAAGTATAAATTGATCTTTTTTTATGCCTTTAGAGAGGGTTTCCAGATCTTTTAAGGATATAAGCCTTTCATTCGTTAAAAATCCGGCAACAGATGATGTTACGGCTTTAACGAATGAAAGAGCAATAGCTCGATCTGTTAGAAATTTGATCACAACATCGAAGGGTGAGCGTTTTTTTCAACCAGAACTTGGATCAAGCGTAGCAGATCTCTTATTTGAGAATATGCTTGATGTCAATACTTTAGATGTTTTAAAAGATGAAGTTAAAGTTGTTATTGAATCCTACGAACCAAGAGTAGAAATCGAAGAAGTTATTGTAGTACCAATTGATGGTAACAATGCTATAGATATTGGTATTATCTACACTATCATTGGTCTGGATGTTCCAAGACAACAATTATCATTTGTATTTCAACCAGTAAGGTAAATGTCCTTAGTAAATTTTTCAAATTTAGATTTCCAACAAATAAGAACTCAAATTATTGACTATTTGAGAGCGAATAGTACTTTTTCAGACTATGACTTTGAAGGATCTAACCTGTCGGTAATTATTGATACATTAGCATATAACACTTATATCAATTCCTTCAACGCTAACATGCTTAGCAATGAAGTTTTTATTGATAGTGCTACTTTAAGAGAAAATGTTGTCTCTCTTGCTAGAAATATTGGATATGTACCGCGCTCAAGAAAGGCTGCAAGAGCGTCAGTATCATTTCTCGTAAATTTTGAAGGGCAGTCAAATATTCCGGTTACAGTAACTCTTAAAAAGGGACTAGCGTTTATATCATCAGCAAATGTTGGGCAGTCAACCTACGTATTCTCAATTCCAGATGATATTACACTTCCAGTTATAAACAACATAGCATTATTTCGAAATATTGAAATTTATGAAGGTGTACTTGTAGAAGAATCATTTACATACAATCCATCTATACAAGATCCTAGAATTGTATTGGGCAACCCAAATGCAGATACAACTACTTTAAAAGTTCTTGTTAGAAATTCATCAATTGATGTTGGTGGGGATAGATTTAGATTAATTGATAATTTGTTTCAGGCAAAAGAAAAGGCAAATATATTCTTTATTCAAGAAGTAGAAGATCAAAGATATGAATTATTATTTGGTGATGATATTTTTGGTAAAGCATTGAAACCAGGAAATGTAGTTGATGTTTCGTATGTAGTTTCCAATGGAGAATCTGGAAATGGCGTAAGAGGATTTACTTTTTCAGGAAAATTATTAGATAACAACGGAATCACTATTATTTCTGGAATAAGTCCAATAGAAACTGTATCTCCATCAGTTTTTGGTACTGAAATCGAATCCGTCGATTCAATTAAAAAATACTCCACAAAATTATATCAATCACAATATAGAGCAGTAACAGCAGAGGATTATGAATCGATAGTTCCTTTTGTATATCCAGAAGCTTCTGTGGTTTCTGCATATGGTGGGGAGACTTTAGATCCACCAGAATATGGAAAAGTTTTTATTGCAGTAAAACCAAGATTTGGTCAGTTTTTGTCGGAGGGTGATAAAAGAAATCTAATCACAAACTTGAGAAGTTACTCAGTTGTTGGTGTGGATGTTGAAGTTGTTGATATGAAGTTTTTATATGTAGAATTTGAATCATATGTTTACTACAATCCAAACAAAGCATCATCTTCAGCAGCAGTTCAAAGCATGATATTTGATACTGTTAATAAGTATTCAAAGTCAAGTGAATTAAATGGTGTTGGTAGTAGATTTAAATATAGTAAATTTCAAAAAATAATTGATGATAGTCATAAAGCTATCACATCAAACCTAACAAATATTCAAATCAGAAGGGACTTAGTTCCTACAGTAAATACAGTTGGAACATATGAAATTTGTTTTGGAAATGCTTTTGCAGTTTTAAATGGAGATAGGGGATATAACATAAGATCTAGTGGATTTAGAGTTGATGGTGTTGATGGCGAAGTGTTTCTAGGTGATATTCCAGATGATACCGAAACTCTAGGAAAGATTGTTATATTCAGAATGTCTGCGAATAATAAAACCACTATTCTAAGAGAAGTTGGTAACGTTATTTACGACAAAGGTGAAATCAGACTTTTCAATATTAATATCGAAGGAACTAGTAAAACTAGAGATGGTCAACCAATCATTGAAATTTCAGCAGTTCCAGAATCAAATGATGTAATTGGACTACAAGATTTGTATTTACAACTATCTGTTGGGACTAGCAAAGTTATTATGATTGACGATAGAATTTCATCAGGGGCAGATATTTCGGGATCTACATATATTAGGAGATCTAGTTATTTTGATTTTAACGAAGACGTAATTAGATAGGATTTAGAAAAAAATGGTAAGAAACAAAGTAAAGTTAAGTTCTATTGTAAATTCACAGATTCCTCTTTTTGCAAGAGAATCATATCCTCTATTTGAAGAACTTTTAGAGGCATACTTTGATTATTTGGAAACTGCTGGACAACCAGCAGATATTTTAACAAATATAGAAACTTACACAAAACTAGATTTTGTTAGTAATTGGATTAATTACGTCAAATTAGCAGAAGAATTATCTATTTTCGATACCGAAATCTCAGTAAGCACAACTGAAGGATTTCCTAAAGAGAATGGATTATTAAAGATTGGTGATGAGATAATTTTTTATAGAACCAAAACAGCAACTACCTTTGAGGATTGCACCAGAGGATTTAGTGGTGTAGTTAATTATTCGGATCCAGAGAATCCAGATCATTTAGTATTTGAAGAGTCTTCAGCATCAGAACATGGTATTGAGTCTGACGTTGTTAATTTAAACTCTCTTCTTTTAGATGAATTTTTACAAAAAATAAAAATACAATTTGCTCCTGGATTTGAGAACATTGAAATAAATCCAATCGTTGATCAAAGTTTATTCATAAAGCAGGTAAAGGATTTTTATGAATCCAGAGGTACTGATAATTCGTTTATAATTTTATTTAAAGCTCTATATGGATCTTCCCCAAAAGTATTCAGACCTAGAGATTTTTTATTCACTCCATCGATTGCAGATTATAGAAAAACTCTAGATCTAACGGTAGAATCCTATATTGGGGATCCATTACAGATCGTAAATAGAGTCTTATATCAAGATCAAGATGGATCTATACCAAAAGCTTATGGTACAGTTACCGGATGTAAGGCATTTGTTAAAAATGAAAGAGCAATATACTATAAAGTAAGTCTAGATTATGGATATAATAAAGATCTTGGATTTACTGGATCCGTATTTGGCAATTTTACAATCCACCATCAGACACCAACTCTAAGTAAAGTCTCTATAGGTGCTAGTGTAATTACAGTAGACTCAACCATTGGGTTCCCGGATGATGGAGAACTTATAGTTCTTTTCCAAGGGGAAACTGCAGATGATGACACCTGGATGCTTCTTAATTATGAATCAACCAATACAAATCAATTCTTAGGTGTTACTGGAGTTACTAGGGAAATTGACGAGGGTGCATTCTTAAGCGTAAATGCTTACGTATACTCTTATGATAATGAAGGTGAAGAAGTTAGAATGCGAGTTACCGGCATTCTATCCGATTTAGTTGAAGAAGTTCCAACCCCATATTCTGTTGTTGGAGAGCCTGTTCAAGTATGGGAATTGGGTAAAAAAGCAGAATCTGTACAGGCAAATTCTTGGATATTTAATCATGCAATATCTAATAGAGTTTTACAATTAGTTGATGAAGGAAATTTAAACTATGCTATAACAACATATGATAATTGCTACGTTAATCGCGGTGATATTGTAAATCTTAATTGTGAAGTTAGAAATTATGATGGTAGTTTAGAAACCATCGAAAAAGAATTTGAAGTCTCTTCTGGACCAACTCCAAATAATTCATTTAGAGTTGTAAATGATAGGCCAATAACACAAGCATATTATGTAAAGAGAAGAATTACAAAAGTAACTGGATCCGAAATTATTGCGAATGTTCAGAACACTTACATAGATAATAGAAATGATGTTTATGTAACATCAAATTCACTACCAAACTATGGTAATGAATTTTTAGATTTAAAATATAGAAGCGTTATTATAAGTGGAACTTTTGATAATCAGCAAACTATAGTAGCAAAAAATCATGGATTGTATACTGGAGATGCTGTATATTATGATGATTCATACACCGAAAATAATACTCTAAACCTATCTGCAATTTATTTTGCATATAGAATTGATAGTGATACTTTTAAATTAGCTAGAAGTAGAAATAATTTAGATTCTGCAGATTACGTATACTTAACTGGAACAACACAATATTCCAAGTTAGTTAGATTGAATAATGCTAATGAAGTTGGAAAAGAATATGAATTACTTCCACAAAAATTAGTTAAAAAAATAACTACAGATCCGCAAGCCAGAATATTTGATTATCCAATTGACCCAGAAGAAAGAATTGGTATATTCAGAAATGGAGTTGAAATTTTAACATATAAATCAAAGGACTTTTGTTACTACGGTGAAATTGAAGAAGTAATCGTTAATTCTGGTGGGGAGTCTTACGATGTTATAAATCCACCAAGATTGGATATATTAGATGTTAATGGGTCAGGATTTTCTGGTGATGTCGTTGTTTCTGGAAGTCTTTTAAAAATTGATGTTCTAGATGGTGGTTTTGACTACATCGAAAACAAGCCAAGAGTTTTAATCAAGGGTGGAAATCCGACTAGAACTGCTAGTGCGTCAGCGAACGTAAAATCTGTTCGCCATAAAGTATTTTTCAGATCAGATGCACAGGGAGTGAATATTGTTGAAGATACAATATCATTCGCATCTCCTCATAAATTTAGAAATGCGGATAGAGTTTCATATTCTTCTCAGGGTCAACAAAAAATTTCAACATTGGAGGAAGGATCCTTATACTATGTTGGTGTAATTAATAATAAAAAAATAAGTTTACATCGTACTATTGAAGATGCCCTTGGAATAGTAAACCCATTAAATCTTGGATATGGTATTGGAGAACATACCCTTGAAGCATCTATTTCAAAAACTATTGTAGAATCAATTTCTATTGGTAATCCTGGATCTGGATATTCAAATAATAAAGTTATAGTAACTTCTGTTGGAATTAATACAGCAAATTATGTTATAACTTCAAAAAATCATAATTTTAAGCGGGATGATAGATTAGTATATACTTACACGGGTTCTCCTATTTCTGGATTATCAACAACAAAAACATATATTGCATCAATTTTAGATAAAGATAGTTTTATTTTATATGAGGAAAATGAAACTCTAGGAGAAAATCCATTAAAGTTTAAAAATAAAAATGAAGTAGTAAAATTAAATTCAGCTCCATCTGGATATCATACTTTTTCATATCCACCAATAACAGTTGAAGTTGTTGGTGAAAAGGGAGTAGGATCTCTAGTTGAGGGAGATTGTGTTACAATTTTAAATCCAATATTTAGAGGTGAAGTAACAAAGGTTGCAATAAGAAATCCTGGAACAAACTATGGATTAAAAGATATATTAAATTTCCATAAACAACCACGATACTATTTTAGAACAGGAGAATCGGCTATTGTTCAACCAATAATCTTTAATGGATCTATTAAAGATGTGGTTATATCTTCACAAGGAGAATATTATTTTAGTTCACCAAACATTTATGTATTTGAATCAGATCCAACAGTAAAACCAATTAATGCAACTCTTTCACCAGTTATAAGTAATGGTAAATTAGTTGATATTAAAGTTATAGATGGTGGTTTTAACCATAGTGCAAATGCAAAAATTATTGTAGAATCTCCAGCAACAGGAGCATCTTTACAGTTTAAAATAAAATCATGGAATGTTAATATAGTAGATAGGCTTATAAGAGAAAATAGTATTCCTCTTGATGACGGCATTCTTGTGAGGTCTACTAATAATAATAGTTCTTATGGATTGCAATATACTCATGCATACGCACCAAGAAAGTTGCGTAATATGGTATTTTCTCAAAAATTTGAGGAGGGAATATTAAAATACCAAACCGATTTGAATAGTGATACATCAACACCATATCACTCACCAATTATTGGATGGTCCTATGACGGTAATCCAATCTATGGTCCATATGGATATGATACCCCATCTGGTGGAAGAATTCGTCAGATGGTATCTGGATATACCAGATTTGATTCTGGAAATAGACCGGATTTCCCATTAGGATTTTTTGTAGAAGATTTTATCTTTAGAGGGTCCGGCGATTTAGATGAATATAATGGTAGATATTGCATTACTCCAGAATATCCAAATGGAACATATGCATATTTCCTAACCTTAGATAATACTTTGCAAAAAGAAGGAATATTCGCTCAAAATAAACTTCCGTCTTTCCCATATGTGATAGGGCCATCCCATTATTCTCAACCAGTTAGATTTAATAATAGCACACAATTTGATCAAAATACTTTTGACTTCGAAGCATTTAAATGCAGAAGAAATACATTCCCATATAATCTAAAGGAATGGTATAGTGGTTATGATTATATTGTACAACCAAATAAAGTTGATGCTCATTATTCAGTTGTTAAAGAAATTACACCTTCATCAATAGATACCATTGAAATTATAGATCCAGGAACTGGATATAAAGTTAAAGATCCAATTCTATTCGATAACGTTGGAACTGGAGGAACTGGTGTTTCTGCAAGTGTTAGTGAAGTAAAAGGAAGACCAATATCATCAATTATATCGTCTGAGAATTATATTAATGGAGTTAAATTATATCAATCAAAATCATCTACAGGATTTATTGCAATATGTAATGAACCACATGATCTTATATCAAACGATATTATTTCAATAACTGGTGTTTGTACATCTAAAAATTATGCAGTTGATTCTAAAGAAAAAGTAAGAATTCCTTCAACAAATTACATTCTTGGAAAAGATTTAGGAACTCCAACCACAACTGGAGTAACAACTTACATAACAGTTGCTAGTGGAGTTTTATTCTCACCACTAATTGACGAAAATGATGTTCTTATAATTGGTAGTGAAAAAATGAAGGTTTTAAGCGTTGACTTAAAATCTTCAAGAATTAGAGTTTTAAGAAATTATAAGTCTACTGTAGGTACAGCATACTCAGCATCCACCTCATTCTCGGTTGTACCAAGAAAATTCTTTATTGATGGATATCTAATTAATGAATTAAATATCGGCAGGTATGATAGAGAGTATTATTTTAATCCAGTAGAATCTGTTGGAATTGGATCCACTCATGGACCGGGAGTAACCACATCAATATACATAACAAATTCTGGATTGGGAAATACCACATTACTCGTTCCAACAAGATCAATTTATATTGAAAATCATGAGTTAGAAACTGGAGATTTAGTTACTTATGCAACAAATGGTGGAAATCCACTTGTTGTTTCAGTAACAGGAATTGGAACAACTGTAATACAGAATAATTCAGATTTATATGTTGTAAAATTTAGTAAAGATACGATTGGATTATCAACAGTTAAAATTGGATTAACAAGTTCTTTTGATGGATTTGAATATGCAGGTATAACAACAAATATCAATGCAAGACCATTATATTTTGTAGGTATTGGAACTGGAGATTATCATAGCTTAAAAACTAATTATGACCATGTTTCTTCGGAGGTTTTCCAATCCACAATAACTGTGAATACGACGGAAGATAATCAGTTAGAAATAGGAGATAAAATTAGATTAGAATTAATTCCGTCATCTATAAAAACATTTAAAGTTTTTTACAATGATAAAAATAGAAGATTACTTATCAATAGACTTCAAATAAGTAGCGTAGATATATTAAATGACCAAATTATTATTCCAGATCATGGACTCACTGATGGTGAAAAAATTATTTACATTTCATTAAATCCAATAGGTGGACTTATAACTGATACAATTTATTATACAGTTTATATCAATAAGGACACAATTGAATTAACTACTGATTACAACGAATCACAATTAATGTCTGGTGAAAGAGTAAATCTTACCAGTAGTGGTGGAGATGGATATATTTACAGAGTAAATCCACAAATAATATCTGAGAGAAATGATACTGTTGTATTTGATTTAAGTGATTCTTCACTATCATATATTGATGGTACAACTAGGCTTTCGGCATTTGAATTTAAACTGTTTAGAGATTCAAAATTTAAGGAAGAATATATTACTGATGAAACATCTTCAAGTTTTTCTGTAACATCTAGTGGTGTAATTGGCGTCGATTTAAATGCTAATGTAACTTTAAAAGTTGGTGAGTTTTCACCTTTAGAACTTTATTATGCTTTAGTTCCAAAGAAAAGTCAAGGATTATCTAAAGTAAAATCAGAAATCATAACTGATACTTATAATATTACACAACCAAATAAATTAATTTTAACATATCCACGCATTAATGCATCCGTTCACAGTACAGTATCAACTTCTTCAACATCGTTTACATTTAAAACTCCAGTTAATTTAACAAAAGTATCTTATGCAACAACAGAAGCTTCAATAAAATATTATACAACATCATCTAAAACAACTGGACCAATTAGTGGAATAACATTATTTAATGAAGGATCTGGGTATAAAACTCTTGTTGGAATAGCAACTGTAATAAGCAATACTGGAATTGACGCAAGAGTAAAGGCTAAGGGACCAACCATTGGAACAAGAAAAGAATTCCATACTGAAGATGTTGGTTGGGATTATCCAACAGATCCCACACTATTCCCAACTGCAAAAATGCCTGATGTTTTTGAAGTTGACCAATTATATTCATTTGATACCATAACTTTAAAGTATTCTGGAGTAAACTATACAGTTTTACCAAATTTAGTTGTACAGGATTCCACAACTTTAGAAATATTGGATGATTTAATACTGGATTATAGAAATAATAAAGTTGAAATTGTAAAAAATACATTTAGATTAACAAATAATACTCCCGTTTTCATCCCTATTAACAATTCAAATGGTTTTAGTATTAAAAATTTATCCTTTAATACCACAACTAAAGAGGTAACTTTAACATTTAAAACCAGCTTTAGTGATCCAAATAGATTCCCATTTGTGGTTGGGGATAAAATTTTAATCGAAGGTTGTGCGTCAAAAACTCTTGGTAGTAAAAATAGATCTTTTAATAGTTCTGATTTTTCATACAAATTATTCACCATTACAGAAATTGATGCGAATATTGGTGGTTCAAATGCAACTTTAAAATACAACCTTTCGGGTATAGTAGATGCTGATGAAACTCTAGGACTATACGATGAGGTATCTTCAACTGGAATTGTTGTACTACAAAAACATTTCCCAACATTCACTTCAGTAATCAAAAAGAGTGCTTATGTTGCTGGGGAATTGATTTTTGGAGCAACAAGTGGGGCTATTGGTGAAGTTCATTCTTGGGATGCAAGTAATGAAATAATTAAATCATTTGGTCCATATAACTTTGCTGTTGGAGAGCTTATAAGAGGTGAAAAGAGCGGAACTGTATCAAGAATCTCCAAAATTTATAAGAGTGAGATGTACTATAAAATTGGACCCGCCGCTGAAGTTGTGAAAGGATGGTTAAACGAGAAGGGATTCTTAAATAATAATTTCCAAGTTGTACAGGATAGTTTCTACTGGCAGAGATTTTCTTATGCAATTCAGAGTAATATATCTGAAAATGTATGGGAAAGTAGTGTAGAAAGTCTAAATCATCTTGCTGGATGGAAGAGATTTAGTGATCATACTATTGAATCTAAGAATTTATCTTTCGTTGGTATTAACACATCGCAAGATGGTGGAGATTTCTTATCAATAGCAGATCTAAATCAAACAATTGATTTAAATTGCTCCTTTGATTTTGATATAGTTCTGGATGAAACTTCTCTAATTGGATCTAGAAGAGTATCTACTGGACTAGTATTTAATAGCAGAGATTTGCAAGATTATGAAAAATCCATAGGAAATAGAGTTCTTGTTATAGACGATGTAAGTGATCAGTTTAATAATACTCCAAGACCAGATCCATATAGTGTAATCAGTACCTTTAAATTAGCAAATGTAAGATCTAGAAAGTTTTTAGTATACGCTAGAGATAAGAGATTTACAGGTGAAAGACAGGTATACTTAGTTACAACAATTCATAACGGTTCAAATGCATACTTGAATCAATATGGAAGGGTCGAATCTGTTGGGGCACTTGGATCTTTTGATATTGATATAAGAGGGGATGAAGGAAGATTATTATTCTATCCTAATAAATTCAGAGTAAATGATTATGATTTAAGTCTCGTATCTTATGATGTAAGAGATTATATTTCTGGAGTTGGTAATACAAACTTTGGAAATATTGTTAACATACAAAGTATTTTTACAAATAGAACATCTGCTATAGGTTCAACAACTATAGCATCAATTCCTTTAGATTATAGAGCGTCTAAATTATTGGTTCAAATTGAAGATTCTCAAAATGTATTTGAATATGATGAAATCACAGTTCTTCATGATGGAACTAATGTTGAAATGCTTGATTATGGACAAATAACTACAGGAGTTGGAGCTTCTTTAGGAATTGGAACATATTACGCCTATATTTCTGGATCAAATTTAAAAATAGATCTGATACCAGATTATCCATATGATGCCGATATTAATGTTCTAAGAGTTTCTATAGCATCTTCAGAATCTGGTTTTGTTGATACTGGAGCACAGGATTTAAATACGACAAGATTGCAGTCACACTATGTTGCAATTGCTTCAACTAATAGTCTTAATCCAACAAAAATAGCAGAATTTGAAAATGGATTATTGAATTATAGTGGTGGATATTTAATTATTAGTATTGAAGATAAAACAAATCAGAGATATCAAGTTTCTGAAATGAATGTAATTACTGATGACTCGGAAGCATACTATGCTGAGTTTGGAATACTTTATAATGATAGTGAAATAGGCATAATTACAGCTGGTGTTAATGCAGGATATACTGAAGTATACTTCACTGCAGATTCGAATATAGATGCTGAAGTTAGAGTTTTTGGAAATTATATTGGATTAGTTGATACATTTAATCCAAATAATGAGATTCTTATGAATAATACTAGAATATTTACAGGATATGGTGAATATGAAGGTACTGAAAGATCTATAAAGAGAGAATTTGAATTATATCATAAAGGAAATCCTATCTTTGAAAAGAAATTCAATGGAGAAAACACAGAGGTTATTAAAATTGCTGATAACTTAATAGAACTTCCACAACATTATTTTGTTACTGGTGAAAAAGTATTTTATTCATATGATATGTTAAATGAACCGATTGGAATTGCTACAACAACAATTTCTGGAATTGGTTTAACGGACAAACTTCCAAGCGAAATTTATGTTATCAAAGAAGATGATTTAAATGTTCGTTTTGCATCCACTGCGGAAAATGCATTAAAACTCGTACCAATTCCACTAACAATTACAAGTGTTGGATTTGGTTCAGATCATTACATCACTTCACAAAAACAAAATGTTAAATCCCTGATATCTATTGATAATATGATACAATCACCAATTGTATCAACTGCAGTTACATCTGGATTATCAACAAGTATTCTAACTACTGACGATATTATAACTTTAACTATCAATGTCGAATTCTTCTTCAGTGGAGATTTGATTAAAATTAACGATGAGATAATGAAAGTAAGTATTGTTGGTTATGGTGGATCTGCAAATAACATTTATGTACAGAGACCATGGATGGGAACAACATTATCCACACATAGTCAATTTGATGAGGTAACTAAGGTTGTTGGAAACTATAATATTTCTAGAAATACTATCAGTTTTGCATCGCCACCATATGGAAAATATCCATTAGGACTTCCAGAAAATAGACCAGATTCTAGAGATTATACTGGTATAACAACACACTCTACTTTTAGTGGTAGAACATTTATGAGATCTGGTGTTACAGATTCATCAATTGAACCTTACACCAAAAATGTTGTTTTTGATGGTATTCAAGATTCATTTACTGGATTTACAAGTTCATTTACTCTAACAGTTGATGGGTCCGATGTAACTGGAATACTGGACAGTAATGCAATTATTACAGTTAAAGATATTTTCCAAGCACCTAGGGTTCTTGGTAACGTAGTTAGCATTCCTGGAAATTATTTCCTAGAGGAAGATGAAATTTTAGGAAAAACCACTATCTTGTTTGAAGATAATAATTATTCTGGTAATGATGTATTAACTAGGGGACTTCCAACTGGAGGAAGAATAGTTTCTGTTGGTTCCAGTAAAGGATTTGGATATCAACCACTAGTTTCTGCTGCTGGAACTGCAATTGTTTCTTCTGCTGGAACAATATCATCCATTAATATTACAAATATTGGTTCAGGTTATAGATCTGGTATCCAAACAGTTTATGTTGGACTGCAGACTTCAAGCACAGACTCTTCTGGAATTACAACTCATATTGGTCTAGCATCTATAAGTAATGGTAGAGTTAACAGCGTAACTATTATAAATCCAGGAACTGGATTTACTCATTCAAACCCACCTCTAGTTATATTCGATAGTCCACTATCATATACAAATATTCCTTTAGAATATGCACCAACATCTATTGGTAGAACAACAGGAGTAAAAGCAACAGTTGATATAGTTGTTGGACAAGGTTCAAGTGTTATTGACTTTAGCTTTACAAACATCGGTCATGGATATGAAATTAATAATGTCCTTACAGTTTCTGTTGGTGGAACAACTGGAATTCCTACAACTGCAGGATATTTTGAAAATTTTGAAATAACTGTAACGGATACTGATACAGATGAGTTTACTGGATGGACAATAGGAGATCTTCAAGTAATTGATGATATAAGTGACTTGTTTGATGGTGTAACTACTAGATTCCCAATAAAATTTGATGGTATTAGAAGGTCAATTAAAGCATCTACAGGATCGCTAATTGATGTTCAGTCAACTTTACTAATCTTCATTAACGATATTCTCCAAGTTCCTGGGCAAGGTTATATATTTAAGGGTGGAAGTGTAATTAGATTTAGTGAACCACCAAATGAAGGTGATAAATGTACTATTTTATTCTATAAAGGAACTGGTTCTATTGACGTTGAAGAAGTTGATATTTTAGAAACAATTAAATCGGGTGACGTTGTAACAGTTCATAGTGATAATCCAATTCAAGATCAAGATGATAGATCCGTAAAGGATGTAACATCTACGGATTCTGTAGATACTTTTATTTACGGTGGTCCTGGAATATCTGCTGATCCATTTTTAGCTAGACCTGTAAACTGGTGTAAGCAATCTAATGATATTATAGTTGATGGTATTGAAATAACAAAAGATAGAGATCTTTATGAAGCACAAATCAATCCATTAACAAATATAATTTATGATGTTGGAACAGCCTCAACAACAATTTATGTTGAAAGTGTAAAGACATTCTTTGATAATAAAAAAGAAAATACAAATGTAAATTATATTAATACTATTGATATAGTAACTCAGGACGAAACAAGAGAATGTTTGGCTGTTGCATCAGTAAATTCTTCTGGAATTGTTACAACAATAACATTGGTAGATTCTGGATTTGGATATTCATCAATTCCAACAGTAACTATTGCTAATCCAATAGGTGTTGGTACAACTGCTTTAGCAACAGCGTCCATATCTGGCGGAAAAGTCACCACTATTAATGTTATATCCGGTGGATCTGGTTATATTCAATCATCACCACCAATAGTGTTGGTATCTCCACCAAATCCAAGCGGTGAGGTAGCATTTAGAGTTAATTATGAGGGCGACTTTGGATTGATAACAGGTATAGGAACAACCTCAGTTGGAGTTTCATCGGTTGGTTTAGTCTTTGAATTTACAATTCCAGAAAATTCACCTCTGAAAGATCTATCAATTGTCGAGGACGCAATTGATTATAGTGGAATTGGAACTGGAGATTTCTTTGTTGTTAAAGAAACTAACATTGGTTATGGAATAACTTCAATAGAGTTGGATGGATCTCCATTAGTAAGTGGAACCGAATATATTAATAATGTCTATCAAGTTCATGATTTAATAACTGATATTCCATATACTGTCCTTGTTGATGATTTTATTGCAAGTTTAACAAGATATGGATCATTCTCAGTTGGATTGGGAAGATCAACTACGGTATCTATTGGCGCTACTCTAATAATAGAGGATCACACCAAAGTTGTAGCAGTTGTACAAGATTTTAATAATATCGGCATAACTTCCTTCTTAACTAGATCATTCTTTGGTGAATATTCATATGGTAAACTTACAAATGTAACTAGACCATACCCAGAAGAATATCCCATATATAGAAACAATGGATTAGTTGGAATTTCAACTTCACCAATAGTAAGAAGAACTAATGCTTTAAAATACCGCAATTACCTCTCATAAATAATTAGAAAATTTACAGAAAATGTCTGCTATTATAACTGATCAAATTAGAATTCTTAATGCGAAAAATTTCTTAGATCTTGCTGATGATAGCGAGAATAATTCTTTTTATGCTTTTATAGGATTACCAAATCCTAGTGATGCTTCATCAACATGGGATTCTTCTCCACCAGCACCAAAGGATTCATTTGAGCAAGAATTTGATTATTGGGATACTATGATTGCTCTTAAAAAAATTTCTTCAGGAGATATAAGACAAGTAATAAGAAAAATAACTTGGACTTCTGGAACAACATATGATATGTATCGTCATGATATAAGTAGAACAAATCTTGCTAGCCCATCTAACGCCACAAGTTTATATTCTTCAAATTTTTATATTATGAACTCTGATTATAGAGTTTACATATGTTTGCAGAATGGAACAACTCCGGAGACCCCAAACGGAAAACCTTCACTAGATGAACCTCTATTTACTGATTTAGAACCACAAGTTGCTGGAAATAGTGGTGATGGTTATATATGGAAGTACTTATTCACTATTAAGCCAGCAGATATTGTTAAATTTGATTCTATTAATTTTATTCCTGTACCGAGAGACTGGGAAACAAGTTCAGTCCATGCTCCAATAAGAGACAATGCAGAAAGTAGTGGACAAATAAAAATAATAACAATAAAAAATAGAGGGGTTGGACTTGGAACCGGTGGAGTTACCTTTTCAAATATTCCAATAAATGGTGATGGATCAGGAGCAACAGCAACTATTGTAATTAATAATGACTCAAAGGTTGATACAATAACCATTTCTTCGGGAGGGGATGGTTATACTCATGGAAGAGTTGATATTTCAAATACCTCACTTGCTTCTGCAACAGTTGCACCACAATTTGATGTTATAATCCCTCCCGTTGGTGGACATGGATTTGATATCTATAGAGAACTTGGAGCAACTAATGTTTTACTATACACTAGAATTGAAAATGATACATCAAATCCAGATTTTATCGTAGGAAACCAAATTGCTAGAATTGGAATTGTACAAAATCCAACTCAATTTGGATCAAATACATCATTGTTAACCTCCGATAAGGTAAGTTCTTTGTATGCATTAAAATTAACTGGAGTTGGATATAGTTCAGCTTCATTTGAATTTGATACATTTATAACCCAAACAGTTGGTCTTGGAAGTACTGCTGTTGGTAGAGTTGTATCATATGATAGAGAAACTGGAGTATTAAAATATTGGCAGGATAAATCCATGGTTGGATTTAATACCAATGGAACTCAAAGAACCCCACAATATGGATATACACTGCATAGATTTACTTCAGATTTTGATCCAGGTGGAAGTTTAAATATAACTGGAGGTTCTATTCCACTAACAGTGGACGATAATTTTACAGGTATAACAACGACTATAAATAATAACACATATAATCTTGGACAGAATTTTTTTCAAGGAGTTTCAAATCCTGAAGTTCAAAAATATTCGGGAAATATAATTTATGTTGATAATAGACCATCAATTACTAGGTCTAAGAGTCAAAAAGAAGACATTAAGGTTATTTTGCAATTTTAATAAGCCATGCCACAGGAAACTAATTTAAACGTTGCTCCCTATTTTGACGATTTTGATAGAACAGAAGATTACTATAGAGTTCTTTTTAAACCTGGGTATCCTGTTCAAGCAAGAGAACTAACAACTCTACAATCAATACTTCAGAATCAGATAGAACAATTTGCAAGTCACTTCTTTAAAGAAGGTACTGCGATTAGTGGTGGACAAATTAATTATATTTCAAATTTACCATGTGTTCAAGTTGAAGATTCATATAATAGCAGAAGTTTAATTGAATATGCGGCTGAATTAATAAACACTGTTATAATTGGATCTCGGAGTGGTGTTAGAGCAAGAATTGAAGCATTTTTACCAGCTTCTTCATCTGAAAGGGGATATGATACATTTTATCTCTCATATCTATCATCAAACTCAGCGTCTTCGAGATTTACTGGATTTATTCCCGGCGAAGATTTATTATCAGAATCTGGATTTCAAACAGCATCTTCTTTAGATCGTGATCCCGGAGATGGTCCAGATGGACTTGTAGAAAGTTTAGATAATCTTATAGTAATTTCAAGAAGATCTGGATTTGCAAAATGTATTGCATCAAATCCAAATGCAATGGGTTCTGCAGTTGTTCTTAATGCAGGAACTTATTACATTAGAGGTCATTTTGTTGAAGCTCCAGCAAAAACTTTATTGTTAGACCAATATAGCACCCAACCTTCATACAAAGTTGGATTCTATATCTATGAATCTATAGAAACTTTTGCTGAAGATGAGGACTTATTAGATAATGCACAAGGGTATCCAAATTTTACCGCTCCAGGCGCTGATAGATTTCAACTAGAAATCGAGTTAGTAAAATTAGATATTAATGAGAAAAAGGATCTTACAAATTTTGTACAAATTCTAGAAATTAGATCTGGAATTTTACAGAACCAAAACAGAACAACAGAATATACCAGACTAGCTGATGAACTTGCTAGAAGAACATTTGACCAGGCTGGTAATTTTTATGTGAAACCACCATCCCTATCAGTAAGAAATTCTCTTAACGATAGAAAGGGAAATAATGGATTATTTAATGAAGGTGAATCAACACTACTTGGACAAACGCCATCAGATTCTCTTGGTGTTTATTCAATATCACCATTAAAAGCATATATTCAAGGATATGAAGTTGAAACTATAGCTCCTTCTATTCTAGATTTCCAAAAACCAAGAACAACTAAGACATTAACTGAGCAGACAGTTACGTATTTTACGGGTCCAACATTTGTAGTTAATAGGGTTTATGGTTATCCAACTCTAGGAATCACTACAAGTTTTTATGTTTCTCTAAGAGATTCTAGAAGTGAATCTGATCAAACTCTTCCACCGGGCAAGGAAATTGGTGTAGCAAGAGTTTTTGATTATGAGTTAGAAACTGGTAGTTACAATACATCAAATGCAAATTTAAATGAGTGGGATGTTTCTTTATATGATGTTCAGCCATATACTGAATTAACTTTAAATGAGCCAATATCATTACCAATACCAACTAGTATAAGAGGTAAATCGAGTGGTGCTACTGCACACTTAAGATATTCTACAACTAGTTCTGGAATTTTAACTGCCTATAACATAAGTGGTAGATTTAGTATTGGTGAAAAGCTTTTCTTTAATGGAGTAGAAAACCCAAGAGTAACTAGGGTAGTGAAGGAGTATTCAACTTCAGATGTTAAGTCATTATATGGAGTAAATTCCAATTCAACTTACTTCTGTGCTGATACAAAATTATATCCAAATATTTTAGTTGGACAAGTAACAATTAGTCCTAGATCATTAGGAATTTCTACAGTAACATCAACAACTGTAGATTTAAATCAAGTATTTAATGTTGGTGATATCTGCGCTTATTCAGATCCATCATCATCCACGGTTGTATATTCAAAAGTAACAGCAGTATCAGTTCAAACAATAAACATTGCTGGTATAGCTACTGTTACTGGAATAAACCAGGGAGCACTACCAGCATCACAAATAACCCCAAGTGACTTTAGAAAAGTATCACCATCTTTACAAAGATCAACGGATAATACTTTATATACACTTTTACCTAAGAAATATATATCTTCGGTTAATTTAGAAAATTCTGTATTAACAATAAGAAAAACTTATCCAGTTGCTATAACTGGGGGAGTGACTAATTTAATATCCTCTGGGACTGATCTTAAGTTTTTACCATTTGATGCAGGAAGATATATTTTAACAAGAGATGATGGTACATTTGAGGTTTTAACGGAAGATAAATTTGCTTTTGGTAATGGATTTAAAGAATTAACTATTTTAGGTTTAGGTTCTAACACAACTGGTGTTTTAGTAGCAACTTTAGAAAAAACAAATGTTAAAAATAAAACAAAAATAAGAAATAAGGTAGCATCAATAATTGTAGATAAATCTAGAGATGTTGGTTCTGGAATAGGAACAACAACTTTAAATGATGGATTAACTTATGGTAATTTCCCATATGGAACTAGAGTTCAGGATGAAGAAATTTGCTTAAATTATCCAGATGTAACAAAAATACTCGGAGTTTATGAATCAGATAATTTATTAGAACCTGATCTAAGGAAATTAAGACTTCTTAATTTAAATGGAACATCATCAACAACTGCTGATTTAATTGTAGGTGAAGAATTAGTTGGACAAAGTAGTGGAGCTGTTGCTATTTTAGTTAAAAAAACTGATGCTTTAACAACAGAATTCATTTATTTAAATACTGCAACTTTTAGAGTTGGTGAAAAAGTTAACTTTAAAGAAAGTAGAATACAGGCAGATATTGTAGAATTACTAGGATCAGATTTAGATATAACATCAAAGTATACACTAGATTCTGGTTATAGAAATACAATATATGATTATTCTAGAATAGTTAGAAATCAATCCGCACCCGCACCAACCAAAAAATTAAAAATAGTATTTGAATATGCTTCATATAAAGACTCAGATACAGCAGATATTACCACAGTAAATTCATATTCAACATATGATTATTGTGATATTCCAAAAATAGATGGAATTAGTAATGCTGATATTATTGATATAAGACCTAGGGTTGATCCATATAGTGTTTCATCTGGATCTAGATCACCATTTGAATTTTTTGGTAGATCTTTTGATGCATCAAATAATTCATCTGAGCATATTTTAGCATCTGATGAATTAATAACTGTAGATTATTCATATTATCTCCCAAGAATTGATAGAATTTTCCTGGATAAGTCTGGACAATTCCATTTAGTTAAAGGTGAACCTGCAGAGAATCCAACATTACCTGCAGCTAAATCTGATGCATTAGAAATTGCAACTATCTCATTACCACCATATCTCTGCGATGTATCTCTATCCAATGTTACATTGGCTGAGTACAAGAGATATCAAATGCAAGATATCAAAAAACTTGAAGATAGAATTAAGAATTTAGAGTATTATACATCACTATCACTATTAGAATCTGATACATCTAATTTGTTTATTGGAGATTCTAATGGATTGAATAGATTTAAATCTGGATTTTTTGTAGACAATTTTGAGAGTGCAGCAACTCAACTAAAAGTAACTGGAGTAAAAAATTGCATAGATGTTAAATCAGGAGAATTAAGAGCTGCACCTTTTACAACTGAGATTGATTTATTACTAGGTACATTTTCATCTCTAGGTATTGGTACTGATGTTACAAGTCCAATTGATTTGGATTATAAATTTGATACTAATTTAATAGGCGAAAACGTAAGGAAGACTGGAAATGTAATAACAATAGATTACGAAGAAGTTAGAGAAATTGTTCAAATTTATGCAACTGATGTTGTTCCTGTAGCTTCTTATGCCGATGTTTATTATGCTGGAACTGTTGATTTAGTTCCAACTTCAGATACTTGGGTTGATCAGGTAAAGTTAGAACCAAACGTTGTTGATGTTCAAGGAAAGTACACAAAGACTCAAGCTCAATTAACAAAAGAACAGTTTAATTCTCAAAGCGGATTTGGTCCAGTATTTTGGAATTCTTGGGAGACCACATGGACAGGTGAAACTCAAATTCCAAAAGGAACAAAAGACACACTCCAAGGTTATGATATTGTTAGAGAAACACTAGCTGCAACTAAAAAAACTGGAACATCTACTAAACAAGGATTTGCAGAGAAAGAAATTGATGCTTTTAATAAAGTTTCTCTAGGTCAGGCTATAATAAGTACAGATTTCGTTAAAACAATGAGATCTAGAAATATTGAATTTGTTGCTAAAAAATTAAAGCCACTTACTAGAGTTTATCCATTCTTTGATAAAATTTCAATATCCAATTTCTGTGTTCCTAAACTCTTAGAAGTTCAGATGGTTTCGGGAGTTTTCCAAGTTGGAGAAACTGTAAAGTCTCTGCAAATAAAAGTCCCATCAGCAGGAAATGGATCTGTTGTTGGTGGAGTTGCAAATCCTTATATACAATTTAGACTAGCATCACCAAATCACAAATCAGGTCCTTTCAATCAACCAAGAAACTTATACTCAACAAATCCATATAACAGTACGGAATTACTCCCACAATCATATTCAACTACATCTAGAGTTTTGAATGTTGATACTTTCTCTTTAGCAAATCAACCTCAAGGAGAATACTATGGTTATGTAACTGTTGGAATGACTTTAGTTGGTCAAACTAGTGGGGCAAGAGCAGTAGTTAGCGACATAAGACTCATAACTGATTATGTTGGAGAAGTTGCTGGTAATTTCTACATTCCAGACTCTAACGTTCCAAGCAATCCAAAATTTGAAACAGGAACTAAGATTTTTAGATTAACAAGCCAACCAGATAATGTAACTATTGGTGGTATTCCAACATGTGGAGCTGAAGAAAAATTCTTTGCAGAGGGTCAGGTTAGAACTCTTCAAGAAAATGTTCTTTCAGTTAGAAACGTTCAAGTTGTTACAGCAACTGTAACTGAGACAAAACCTGCAATTGAGATCGGTGAACCATTTGTTGTATCCACTGCTATTATTGGAAATATTAAACCACCACCTCCTCCAACTATTGAACCACCAGTACAACCACCAATAGATCCTCCACCAGAAGGTGGCGGTCCAACACCTCCAGGTGTTCCAACACCACCAGGAGGTGATGATGCCCCTGGACCAATTATTATTCCACCAACACCACCACCAGGAACAGAAGATACTGATGAGGATCCAAACGTTGGAGAAGTAATAACTGGTACTGGTGGTGAAACAGAAACTGTTAGAGTTGTCGATCCAACTGTACTAACCCCAGAGCAAATAAAAACTGCTAAAGTTACATATGTATTTGATAAAAAGGGTAGAGCTCTTCCCGTATGGTATGTTCCATATACTTATAAGAGAGGAAGAAGAAAAGGTGATACTGCACTACTAACTTTTGATAAAATTAAAAGGAATGGTGGAAGAAAGGCAGCTAACCGTGCATTTA